TTGCTGCTCAGTATCCCAGTAGACGACCTCGATCCCTGGCCGAAGGTTGCTGACGTTGACCGGCCTGGCTACTCTATCCACCAGCATGGCACCGGCATCTCGGCTGATTGTGAACTTCATCATCTACCTCCTGGAAGCATACCTGTCGCTCGCTGCATCAGGATCGTTCCCGCCGCAGCGTTGATTTCGTTCGCCACCTTGTCCGTGCTAGCTGTATTGTGGTTAGTTTCCTTGGCTATCTGGATTAGGAGAAACGGCATCCAGCCTAGCACGCAATCGTGCTCGGTTATGGTTTCCTGAGGGTTGTTCACGGTGACTGGCCGCCAGAGCATACACTTGTCGCCAATGCACGGCTCTTTTAGAAACGGGCAGGTCTTCATCAGTCGATGCTCGCGATGATGCAGTCAGCGTACTTGATATTGAAGCTGTTCAAGGTATGAGCGTGCGCCACTCCGCTGCCTGAACTGTCCGTGGAGGTGCGACTTGACAGGTACCCGCTCGCGTCTCCTCCCCATCCAGGGCCGACACCGAAGCCCACTCCATCTCTCCCTCCTCCATGCGCGTGAGGTCCGTTGTGGCCTTCGCTGAGGGAAAACCCCGCTGTACTCTTCCCCGAGCCGAAGTGAGTAGTGAACGCGTCCGCTCCGCCTGTGCCAACCGTCCCTGTGGTAAATCTCAGCGCCGCGTTGTCGTACTGGGTATTCGTGATCTTGGTCCAGCCGGCAGGCGCGCTCGTCTGCTGAAACAGCATTCGAGTTCCGGTTGGAAACGCCTTGACCGTAGCAGGCACGTCCTGATAGGCCAGAATCATAAAGAACTCTGTCCCGTCGCAGAACAGAAACCCGCTGTATCCGTTAGGTATAACCATCGACGTAGCACCATTGACCTTTTCCACTCCAGCCGGGTCAATAGTGACGTTGCCACCTTCCGCTCGGATGACAGCCATCCAGTTGCCGAGAACGGAGGCAGAGGCTGGACTCAGCGTCGCAGTAGTCGATACTCTGACCAACGACGAGTTGTCATTGATATCCAGCGCCGCGCTCGCGGCTACGTTCCTTCGCCTCCAGATCCGGCCATTGAAGCCTGGGAAGGTCTGCTTGAGAGACTTCTTCAGGTTCCGGATGTGGTCGTCACCTTCGTTCAGGAAGTCCTGAAACGTCGGCGCCGTAGTGTCCAGGTCGTTGATAAACTGTGGGTTCTCAAGAGTCACTTAATGGGGCCCTCTTAGTCCAAACCTGCTCTTCCTTAGGATCCGTACGCTCCCAGGCGCCAAGCCTCTTCCTCAGAACGGCAGGGCTACCTTGACAGGTAAATATCCCTGTATCGGCCACGAGTACTTTGTTGATACTGATAGGGAAGGACGCATCCTGGCCTGTCAGGTTGAATACTCCCGTGCTCGCCGACAGCACGCGCGTCCGCGCAAGGGTTGCGGCCTGTCCAGAAAGGTTAAACGTCCCTGTAGCAGCAACGAGAGTTTTGTTATCAATGAGCGGAGGGAACGACAGTGTAATCAGACCCTGCCGCTGGGCGGAAGTAAGCGTAGCGGTACTGCTTCCAGTACTTCCAGCGACGTCCTTGTATCCTTGGCCTATGAGGGTCTCCGATCCTGACCCAATGATCGAGGTGGTATCTCTCCGCTGCATGAAATTCCGCAGGTTCGCGTTCGCCCATCCAGCAGGATCGCTAATCCGACCTGTGTTTCCGTCAATGGAGCTGGTGCTAATGTTGAGGACGAGTGAGTTGTCCTTGAGAGTCGTGATGCTGGGGAACGTAATACTGGTTATCTGCGATCCAGCGATGGTTCCCGCCCCTGCATCGAACGGGTCGCCAGTGGTCTTGGCGTTCCTCACTGTGAGAATGAACGCTCGGACGTGATCGCTACTGAATCCTACAGTTGGCGCGCTTTCCGCTCCAGATGCCGCTCGCTTCCAGAATACGGAGAGGATGGATTGAGATCCCCCTGACACACCGTCTATCTGCGGGCTGCCAGTGACGTGCGCCCATCCACTCGGCGCCGAAGGCCCGGAAGCTCCGGCTGACTCAACTATCAGCAGACCAATGTCATTCGTCTGATGTGGTGGCCAAGTTGGATTTACCGCTGCGGAAATCGACTCAACGTCTGCGCCCTCGCTCATCACATACGCAGCGTTGGTTTCCGGCATAGTAGCTGGCGTAAATCCTATCACCATGCCAGCCCAGTGAATGCTAATACTGGAAGTAACACTAAAGTTGTTGATCACTCCCGCTACGGCTTTCTCGCCAGTCGCAACACCAAGCCCAGATCCACTTCCAATAATGCTGGAGCTGTCAATCCGCTCGATTATGTTCGCCAGCGAGGAGTCCGTCCACGCGCTGAATATCGTACTCGAAGCAACGTCAATCCCATGACTTACAATCGCCATCACCAGGCAATCGGCATTAGACGTCGTACCCGCAGGGATGCTCGGGTTGGTAGTCTGAGTGTTCTGGCTCTGGTTTCCGTTGCAGAACTCAAACGGATTGCCTGTCGCCGCGCAGCCACGAATCGTAACTATCACTGCCCTAACGTGGTCAGCCGAGCCTCCGGACTGACTCGGGTGTACGTCTACGAAGCCGACAGTCGGAGCTGGCTCCGCACCTGAAGCCGCCCTCTTCCAGAACACTCCCAGCTGAGGGTCGACCCCAGCCGTACCGCCACCTCTCGGAGAGCAGGGAAACGGCCTGAATCCCTGGTCCGTCGTGAGCTGAATCCCATAGCTCCCAGTCTCGACGATCAGGATGCCTATATCCCCAGCCTGATGCGTCGGCCAAGCAGGCGAGACCGCTCCGGAGGCGCTCTCCACAATCGTTCCCGTCGCTTGGTATACCGGCAGCGCCATTAGCTATCTTGCAGGATACCTGTCGCTTGGCTGAAGTCGACCGTCAGCGCTTCGTTCACGTTCAGCGTGAATGCGCTACTATAGTCCCACCAGCCGATGAGCTCGTCGTTAAGAGCCGTATCGTTATAGAGCACGACATACCTGGCCGGTCCGATTGACCCTCCGACAGCCGTGATGACTGGATCATCACCCAGCAGTTTGGCAACCCCTGCCACTTGCGAATAGCTCGTGTTCGCGATAGCGACTCCGCCGGCAACATAGCCATTCCCGGCCGCGATCTCGACTATATCCGCCTTGACCGAGTTCCCTGCCACTGGCGCCACGTTAGTGAGCATAGCCTTCAAGACGTCCGTGTGCAGGTTGTGAACCTTCCGCCCTCGCGCCTCGACGAAAGAGTTGAACTTGTTAAACGCTGCCATTAGCCCATTCTCCTCGAGCGGTTAGCTTCCTCGCGGGCAGTAATCATGTTCTCCAGACGCTGCATGCCGCGCTGCTGCTGCGCCCCAAAAAGCTGAGTGAGCTCTTCATCCTTGAGCATCTCCCCAGCAATGACTACCCCAGTCTTGGCGATCAAGAGACCTGGAACCCATTTAAACCACTGGTTTTCCGAGTCCTCAGTATCCTCAGGCGGTGGCTGCCGACCGTAGTACGAGGGATATCTCAACGTGTACTCGAGGTCCGGAGTAGGCCGCAGGATGATGTAGCCTCCGAGTATGGAATACAGTTGCGGAGGCCCGGCCTCGGCGTCGTCAGGGACTCTCAACCTCCCCTCATCGTACCCCACCTTCTCGAGGTCGACGATAGAGCCATCATCCTGCAGGAGGGTCACGTTGTCGTCCTCGACTTCCATGATGAAGTCGGTAGGAAGAATGATCCTGGGCTCATCGGGCACTGTGAGAGTCGTCGCCTGCTCCGAGATCAGGAACCACGGCAGTGCCTCCATGGTCTCCAACTCCTCTGCCTGCACCAGTGCCATCTCATCCAGACAGGTGGCTCGAAGTACAGGCGACGTGCGATTACCGAGTCGCCGCATGAGGATGTCGAGACACTTCTTGACGTTCACGAGAGCACCACCTCGTCTCCGTTGATTACGAGGACCAGAACGAGAGTAGTACTACCAAAGGCCTGGATAATTTCTGTCGCCTCGAGGACATGGTAACAGAAATGATCTTTCTCGCTGTTCGCGGCGATAGGGAACGCATCGAAGATCCTCGTCGCAGCCGTATCAGCTCCAATTGATAGAGTGAGGTTCACCGCGTTACCGCTCGGATTCGAGATCCTAATGTGCCGCAGGATAGCTCGACGATTCGCTGGCACTGTGTACTTTGTTGCAGCAGCGTTTGTCAATTGCGCTGGACCGAATAACCGCTTTGGAATGCGTCCCATGCTTAACCTCCGTAATCCCTTCCGTAGACCTGAAAGCCAGAACCGGCATTGAGGGTAATGCTTCCGCCTGCCGTCCGCAGTTCAACTGAGTTGATCCGAGCCGTTGTATTCACCCACTCGAATCCACCAAACTCGATACCTCCCGCAGTAGCTGCGGCTCCTGTCGAGGTTTGTCCGAGGACTACACCTGTCTTCGACCTCGTAGCGGGATTGCTAATCTTTACAAGAGCGCTCCGCTGGAGAGTAGTAGTCAGGGCGAACAAACGCGCAAGTGTTTGGCTTACGTTCTGGTTGTTGACAAGCGTAGTTGCACCAGCCGCCGCACTGATGTATCTGCTCCAGTAATTGGCTCCCGCATCTCCGTTGAACCTCAGCGAAGCGATATCTCCACCACTGTACCCTGCAACCGAGACGATGACGAGAAGTTCATCTCGAGGACGAATTGACAGTACACCAGTCGTTACTGCCGCTCCTGCGAGCCTCAACCCTCCTAGGTAATCCCAATCAGGCGGAATTGGGAACCCTACATACGGGAGGTCCGTATGCTCCTCTGGCAATTCCAGAAATGGAAGACTTAGAGGACTATCACCTCCACCTCCAGAACTCCCAGCTGGGCCTTGCGGCCCCTGTATTCCCTGCGGTCCTGCAGGCCCTTGAGGCCCTGGAATGAGAGTTGGCTCTGCTGGCTCGTCTGGAGGCTCAGGTAAGATTGTAAGGCCTGCCAGACCTTGCGGTCCTGGATTTCCTTGGATCCCCTGAGGTCCTTGAGCCCCTTGTGATCCAGAAGGTCCTGCAGCACCCCTGAGCATGAGCGGCTCATCAGCTTCCTCTGGTTCCTCAAACAGAATAAAGGGAGAATCTCTCCCCGCTGGGCCAGTTGGGCCTGCTGGTCCGGGCAAGCCGCCTGCTCCGGCTCCAACTACCTTCAGTTTATGTACCAACCCAAAGACCGGATCGTTCACTACCTCCGTCGCCAACCTGGCCTCGCCCGCCCGAGTGGAAATCACCAACATACTGTCCACTCCAGTCCCGTCTGCGAGCTCCGGCTTCTGCAGAGTGCCAAACTCTGGATCGACTTCGTTGACTGTCGCGATCCGAGCCTCACCTGCACGAGTAGCGACAGCGAGATAACCATCAGCCATCGAGCTCCTCGTCAAACAGCTCGGCAATGTCGTTATTGCTGGCCAACCTCACCGTGCTGACGTCCATCCCGATCGAGGCGGAGCCATCGCCACCCTGATCCATGGGGTCTCCGGCGTGTTCGCTCACCTCGGAGACCGTTCCGTAGAGGACGATACGCACTTTCGACCCTGCGCGGATCTTTTCCTCGTTCACCAGCCCGACGTGGTCGCCCTGCAGGTTGATATGTGCAGAGCTGGTGATTGGTCTGTCTGGGCTCGTCGGCATTACTGCCTCACGATAGTGGCGGTGAAGGTGAAACTGGGCGTAGTGCCCGAGATGACCCACGCGCCTCGCACCACAGCCGGTACTTGGGTCACGAATAGCACACATTTGTTCACCGCTGTGATGGCAGCACACGAGCCGAGGGTGTAATTCACTCCATTCACGATCCCCTCGAGCGAGAACGTCATGCTGGGAGAGGTTCCGCTCACTGCGGTCACGTTCACCAGGACGAGTACGCCCTCGTTGAAGTAGTCGATCTGGCTGACGTTCGTATCTATGTTATTTCCCGTCCCTGTGGCCGTCTGCGCAGCGCTCGGAACGAGCAGAATCTCGCGATACGACTGCTGGGCTTGCGCCGTCAGCGCCGCGACCGCCAGAATGAGTGCGAAAATGAGCTTCATCATGCTTCTCCTATGACCTTTGGCCCCTCGTCTTCAACCAGAACCTTCTCCCCGACGACTTCGTGTGTGTATCTGAACAGACCCCAGTGCCCGACCTCGTCAGAGAGCCGATGATCGACCCAGATTTTGTATCCAGCAGCCTCAAGTGCCTCACACATTGACCAGTCTTCACCCTGATAATCTTGTAATTCTTCTTTCCAGTCAATTGCGAACACGCGAGCGCCAATTTTCTCGAACACTCGCACGTCGATGAGCATGATTCCTGTGCCAAGACGCCAAACCACCTCGAGCGGTGGCGAATCAGGATCGGTGAATACTTCGTCTCCTCCGGGGTTGGGGGACTTGCTCCGAGCAGTAGGCTTGGAAGGCACCTGCTTGATCGCAATATTGCAGCCAACCACGTCTTTACCCAGTTGAAGTAGCCGATGTGCTGTGTCACGCGGAAAATCCTGGTCCGTATCCACGAAGAGAATGTGAGTAAACTTCTCCTTGAGCGCATGCTGGACCAATTTCGATCGAGCACGGCTCAAAATGGACCCTGAGAGCACCATCGGCTGCATCCGCTGCTCACGGAATCCGGGCACTGGTGTACTCATCAGGTACCCCATCATGTTGCAGAGACTCATGCCGAAGTGGCGAACCCAAAAGTCTCCGCTCGGGATGCCTATGAGCAGGTTCAACTTCCGTTCAAAGCTAAATACTTTCATATCAGCTCGCTGTAGAAGGGCACATTAATGTGCTATTAACATGCCCTTGTTTCGCTCAGTAGCCCGGGAACGGGTTCTTCCGCTTCGAGCTACCCTTGCGCTTCTTCGCCATCACTGCTCCTTTCCCGTGGCTTACGGCACCACGAAGTTGTGAATCCACATCATCGTCTTGGCGTGCTCCATCTGGAGACCGCACTCCGTCAGCCACTGGCCCTTCTCCTCGTCGGCGTCGTTCGCCTGGATGTTGTTCTGGGCCTTGGTATCCCGCAGGTAGCGATACCCGAGGCAGCTCGGATCGATGATCAGCAGGTCGTTCGTGAACCTGCCGTGAGTGTTGAACAGCGGATGGGTTCGCACGAAGAAGTCCCCTTGCGGCAGGACCCAGTTCGTGAGCCGCATCCCGTACTCCCTGACCACGCCGTTGTAGTTGATGCGCGTGGAGGCTGCCGACTTGGCCAGCTTGTTGAGAGAGTTCAGGGCGCCGTTCCCGCCGAAGACGATTCGCTGATCGCCAGCGTCGGTCGCGTAGTCCCAGATGGGATAGATGGCATCGAGCAGCGCGCTCTCGGTCGGCGTGGTAGTGAACGCCACGATCCGGCTGGAAGCATACAGGCTCAGCAGCTGCAGCAACCCCGCGGTGAAGCGGAGCGGCTTGCCTTGAGGCCCGACGGTCTCGAACCGCTTGCCGAACAGGAAGGCGAGCTCGAGCGCGACGCTGTGGTCGAACATCTTCCGCTTCTTGTCGTTCGTCAGCACCGGCCCGGTACGAGCGCGCGTCAGCTTCGCAGTCTCGGTAACCCGGAAGGCGGTCTTGAAGATCTGCGTGTAATTGAAGATCTTCACCGGGTTCCGGGTGCTGGCATCCGGCGACAGGCTCCCTTCCTCGAAGACGTTGCCGATCTTCGTCAGGAAGGTCGCCGCAGCGATGCCCGCCGCCGAACTGCCCGCTTGACCTCGCTTGGCTACGAAGGCCGAGGCGCTGGTGATGCTCGACACGACGAGAATCTCGTGCGTGTAGGCGCTCGTGATCGCCGCTTCCACCAGCAGCACATCGCCGGCGACCAGGTCCTGCGCATTGCCCTGATCGACGCCGATCGCAGTGGAGCCGGCCGCCGCACCTGTGGCGTCGACTCGCAGGCGGATCGCATTGAGCTCTTCTTCCCAGTGGGCGAACTCAGGGTCGTCGACCTTCTTCGAGCTGGTCTTGGAGAGGAATGCCGTCAGGGGTGCGCTCCCGTTCGGCCTCCGCCACAGGATCATCTCGCGGAAGTTCTTCGGCCTTTCGTCCGTACCCCAGTCGCCGGTCCCGCGAAGGCCGGCTACCGCCGTGAACCCTGCAACCTGATAGCCGTAGGGGCCGAACAGGTCCAGGAACTTCTGAAACAACCTCATGTTTACCTCCAGTTAGACCTAGCCCTTATCCTCTTCGATAAGTTGCTCGGCCATTTGAGTCCATTCGTTTTCCGAAGGCGGCGCTGCACCTTGCTGGGAACCATGAACTCCTGCCGGCCGCATGGGCTGGCGTGAGGGTTGCCTTACCGGTTGCCGAGGAACAGGACTGCCTCCCGGCTTCGGGTCAGGTTGGATCCCCAGGGCGGCGCAAACCGTCGCTCCGATCCGTTCGAGAGCGTCCTCCGGAGTGGCCTGCGGATTCATCTGGCGATACATCTGGCCTACTTCGAGCACCTGCTTCTCGTGATTCTTCAGCGACGGCCAACGATCGTAGAACGACTTCTTCGACTGCTCGTTTGCCGTCTGCACAGCGGTGTACTGCTGTAGCATCTGAGGAACCGCTTGAAACATGTACTGACGCATGCCGTTCTCGACCGCCTGATGAAGCTTGGCTGCCAATACAGGTAGAACGACCTCGGGCTCTGTAGCGAGCCTAGCGGCAAGGTCGTCGGGGAGCTTGTAGTACTCCTCGAGGTCCTTCGTGTACTTCGCTGCCGCTTCTTGTTGCTGACGTTCCCTTGCTTGCTGCTGCTCGGGCGTCTCTTGCTCCTTCTTCGCTGGAGGCTGCTCGCCTTCCTTTGGTTTCGGAGGCTGGCCTTCGCCAGGCTTGGGCTGCTCACCCTCACCGGGTTTGGCCTCTGCTGCAGCTGGCTTCGCCGCCGGCTTGGCCGCGGGTTTCGCTGCAGGTTTCGGCGCAGGTGGTTGCTCACCCTCCTGCGGCACTTCATCTTCGGCACCTTCCTCGGCTAAAGCTGACCAGTCTTCACCATGCTCTTCAGTTGAAGACTCGAGGTTTTCCTCGTGCCCGTCGTGACGCTCGGTCGGGACTTCGCTTCCCGCCGGCAGTCGAGCTTCACCGTCGCTTGCTGGCCCGCTATTCCCCGAAGGGGTCCCCGCCGATCCTTGACTCTCTGCCGGACTCTCGAGCGGCCATCTCAGACTCCACGTCATCTTCAATCTCCAATTCCTTGACTAAGGTTTTACGTCTAAGGTCCACAAGCTCGTACTGAGATTGCGGTATTGCAAGGGCCATTCCAATCCCAGAGAATTCGCCCTTGTAGTACTCTTGAGCATAGACAGTATTCTCACTCGAGATAGGAGTGAGACACACTGTCTGCTGCCGCAAGTTCATCTGCTCGCGCAGAATTCGGTTGTACAGCTCCCATCCTGGATGCTCCATGAAGCTTTTCCAGGTGGTCGCCAGGCTGGCCATTTCGGACAGTTGGCCCTCGAGCTCTTCGCGCTTTTCGCTCATCCTGTCGGCCCCAGGTTGGGAATCTGCCTCGGCTCTTGCGGATTGCCTTTGGGCTTCGCGCGAGAGATCGGAATGGGAGGATTGGGCGAGCCAGTGATGTCTTGATTCGCCTGGCTCATCGGCACCAGGTTGCCGGCCTGCATCTGCCTGCGGATCATATCGTCTTGTGTCAACTTGAACTGAGCGAGGTTCTTGATCCCACCCAATTGAGCAACCCATGCGAAGATCTTGGCCACGTCATACTCCATCATGATCTCAGGAAAGTTTCTCATCTGCCCGAGAATCATCTGCCACAGATTCGCCTGAGCGAACCGGTCGATAGGAAGCTCGCCGTCGACTGGATCCCAATCGTAGAACCCGGCAATCAGTTCCGGCGTCACGTCCAGGAACGACGTGCTAAACTGCGACTGATCTCCTACCAGCCGCATCTTCTTGGCCTGATCATAGCGCTGTTGGGTGCGCTGGAGCAGTTTCATGCTCAATGGATTGAATCCAGTCGTCGAATACCACTCGCACTGAGTTTTCAGCCTTGAAGTGCCAAAGTGCGTAGACGTCCGCGTCTGAGTGGCCGTCGTCCTGTTGCTTCCGGCCGGCTGCACACCCATCAACGAGTCGTTTGCTGGTACCATCCGCTGAACCATATCCATCACTAGCTGCAAATCTGCGACGTGTCCGCGAGTAACGTCCATGGTTTGCAGCTGAGACAGCGCCATCCTGACGTCTTTCCCATAGGCAGTGGGCTTCAGCCGGATGATCTTGCCCGGCTCAGGATTCTCCACATCCTTCATCACCACCATCGAGGGATCGACGATGAACTGGTTGTTGAGGGTTTGCCTAACGTTGTAGAAGTGGCTGTTGATCAGCCAGGTCATCACATCGTTGAGCGGCTTGCATCGTTCCAGCGTGCTGCGAGGGAAGATGCTATACCCGTCGATCTCGTCGGTCAGGAGGTCGAACGGGAACTTGGCCGAATAGTCTTCAACTGGTCCAGCTCCGAAGAGGACACCATTCGTGCTGATATCAAAGAACCAGATCTCCTGGTCCCCTTCGTCCCCAAGCCCCCAGTCCGATGGCGAGAGCTTGAGGTAGAACTCGTGGCCTTTGATGAAGCCGACTGGAATATCGAGCCCTTCGGCAACTCCCGCTGAACCTGGCAACGTAGTGACGGCCGAACTTCCTTCATCTCTTGAAGGTTGACCAGAGCTCTGGAAATGGTCTCGATCGCTGCGCTGCTTCCGCAGGACGTCGTAATTGAAATAGCGATAGTTACCCGATTTCTCCCGACTCCCGACGAAGATTTCATTCCAGGGGACTTCGACGTAGCGGCCACAAAATTCACCTCGTTGAAAATGAACCAGAGCCACTCGTGGATCAGGGAACCAATCCTGTGGCCTGACGTTGTATAGCCTGTTTCCTTCATACCCAGGCACATCCTCCACCACGGCTGTCTTCACCGGAGTGGCTCCTGCAATCGGCTGCCCGAAGAACTCAGGCGCTTGCTCGATGATCCTGCGTACCCGAAGAGTCTCCACGTCCCAGTAGTGGCCGACGACGGAGTAGCCGTACTTCCCTGGATCCAGCAACCAGACGAACAACGGCAGCACGTTGGCGCCGACTACCATCTGGTAGTTCATCAGGGTTTCTACCGCAGCGACGTTCTGCTCGCCCTCTCCGTGTCTTCCGGTGTACTGGAATATCGGATTCCGAGCGAGGAACACCGAGCTGTAATACGTATGACTCGTCATCAACACCGAGTATGCATATGGCAACTCGATCGTGCGATATTCAGGAATGCCAGCCTGTTCCCTGTTCAACCGTCGCAGGCGATCTACTTCCCGCTCGGGAATGTACGCCTGGAACAGCTCCTCCCCCTGAGCCATCGCGCGATAGCGGTCGGAGAACCGCCGCTCGGACAGCTTGAGCCGCTCCTGTATCGCCCTGACCAGCCGCTTGTGCAGAGGGGAGTTGAAAGCCAGCTTCTTGGCGATCTCCGGGGTCACGGAGCTCCTCCCACCATCAGCGGCTTGTACTCATCCTCGTTCTCCAATCCCGGGCCTGCAACATCCCCACTGCCTTCCATTGCTGCCAGGAGAACTGGATTCTCCGCTATGATCGCGTTTGCCAGCATGGTGAGAATGTCGTCCTTGATCTTTTTGACCTGAGGATCGTAGTCGTCAGCTTGACTTACGAAGGTAGTGTGATGTGGCCTGACATGCAGGTGCCCGAACGCCAACAGGCCAGGAAGCGTCTGCATGATCCGGTCAGCGTTCGATCTGTTCCTGGTCGTGAATTCGTAGACAGGAAAGAACAGACGACGTCGAATCATCTCCTGCCTCGAATACCAGGCCATGATCTTCTGAAAGCTCACCGTCTCCACTACCCACCGATACGCCTTGTACAGCATGGTGAGCTGGAACCCGGTATTCACTGCCGAGTCAGGCATGGTTGCCTTCTCAGACGCATAGTCCAGCAGATACACGTCCATGCCCTTAAACCCGACCGCCCCGACTGCGAATTCGTCAGCATCCTTGTTATCGCTCGACGCCGGGTCGAAGGAAACCACCACCCTGAGTCCTTCCGGCATGACCTCGAAGTAGTTAAGCAGCTCGATATTGAGCGCCTTCTCCTCGCCCGACACCAGCTTGCATTCCTTCTCCCTCATCCAAAGCCGATACTGAGAACGACGAATGTGAGCTTCCTTCGCCTTCAGTATCTGCTCTGTAGGATACCGCTTCTCCCACCTGCTCCTATTCCCCTCGTCGAGAATGCCGAACCTGATTGGATTCCACTCAGGATCGTTCATGCACTTCTCGATTGCGTCCTCCTTGTTGAACGGGGTCTGCAGGAATACCGCCTTAGCGAGAGGACTCTCCGAAGCTGGCGCAAGAGAGTTAAGGATGGCACCGAATATGAGGTTCTCGATCTTCTTCCTCTGCTCCGGTGTTGCTGTATTCTCTTCGTCAAGCACATCGTCAATGATAATCAGGTCTGGCCTGAAGTCGTCTGGGTTGAATCCTCGGATCTGCCCGGTGATCCCCATAGCAAGCACTGTGATGACAACTGGGCTGCCGTCCTCATTGACCGGCATGTTCCTGTGTATGATCTCACAGTGTTCGTCGGACCACTTCTCTCCCTTCTCCAGTCCGAAGGTTTGGGTCCACTTTCGGTTGTACTGTATCTGACGTCGCAGCCAGCGTACTGACATCTTAGCGTGCGGCTGGGACACCGAGACGTACATGATCGTTCGGCTGAGGCCATAGCTAATACGTTGGGCCTTGTACACTCGCAGGAGCGTAGTCTTCGCTCCGTCACGGAAAACCTCAAAGGCGTTATAGCGCGCAGGCGAATACAGCCCCGCACCAATCACCTCGTGGAAGGCAGGACTCTCCTGCCTAAAGGTACGCGGAAAGAAAAGGCGACCGTACGCAGTTAGACTTACCGCCCCTGCATCGGCCGCCTCTTGCGGGGTTAGCGCCCGCTCAGGATTTGCTGGTTGTTCCACCGCCCTGCGGCGTCACTGGCCCTGCGTTGTTCGGCCGAGGTGCGGGCGCCGGCCCGGCCTTGGAAGTCACACCACCCTGACCGCTCCGCTCGGCTGTATTCGAGCTCACGCCACGAACATCGCCTGCGTGCATCGGATTGCCTCCGCCGCCTTGGCCTCCGCCCTTGACCAGGTCGTTGGAACGCTGGGCCTTGACCTGCGGAGGCGTGCCGAAGTACTCCTGCTCTTCTTTCGGGCTCAGCGGTCGGATGAGTACTCCCGCTTCGGGCATGACCACTGTGGCACCACCAGAGACGAATTGCTTCTCGACTCCGCTGTCGCCCTGCGGCTCGACCACGAATACTCCCTCGCCGCTGAAGCCGATGTTCCGCCCCAGCACTCCGGAGCCGTCGGCTCGCAGCCCGCGCTTCTTGAACTCGGCCGCATCTCGGCGGCGCAGCTCGGAATTCTTCACCTGGGTGAGCTCGGCGTGAGCTCGGTTCGGCGCCGCGACTGGGCGAACGTCATTGCCCTCGACCGAGGCCTCGCTGCCGACTGGCACTCCGATGGGGTTTTCTCCTGGGCCGACCATGATCTCTTCGGGTTTGGCGTGTCTGGGGGGCGGAACGGTTGCGATATCCGCGCCCTGCCTCATGATCGCCTGATCCCTTGCAGCAGTCGTACCCTGCTGCGGTGGCCGTTGCTGTGTTGCGTCTGCCATGATGCTCCTTTCGTTAAAGTACCGCTATGGGTCGCTGCCTAGCTTCCTTCTGCTCCTTCAGGAACTTCACCGCCTCCTTGTCGAACCACATCTCGACTTCGTGGCGAGGAAGAACTAGAAGTCCCGCTGCTGGTCCCGGCCTTAATCCGGCACCCACCAGTCTCTTGACCAATACCTTGGCCGCCATGATATCCTGCTTGGGAAACGAGACCTCGATCTCGTCTCTTGGGGTTAAAGATACAGACCGCGACCTGGTTGCTCTTAGGAATGCGTAAGGGCGAGTCTGTGAACGAATACGCCTGAGGAAATACCACTGCCGGATCGTGCCAGTGGCAGATCTCCATAAGGCCGATAACGTATCCAGGAAAGAGCTTTTGGACGACTGGGTAGTAGAGCTCTCGGAGTTGGAACCAGGCGTCGAGACAATGCTGGTATTTGATTTCATAGACTATGCAGACCTTGTGCTGATGATTGGCCATGAGAGCATCGATCTGGCAAACACGCTTGCCGTTCCGATCCCAGAACTCGATCCATGGTCCCTCACGGTATTCGACCTGGTGCATGCCCAGCGCCACAAGCGCCAGATGTTCATGCGTCTGACGCTCGTAGCGGATACCGACAGCGAACCGGCCAGTAGACCTACCGCGCTTGATCCAGGGTGGTTTGCCGCCAAGGAACTTTGCACTCCTGACGTCAACCGCTGGCCGGAACCTTCTCGCTAACGGGGCTGAGCTCTGATCCCTCGTCATCTCCTTGTGGGTTGTGCTCCAGCGCTGGGGCTGGGGCAGGGTTTGAGTGAGCGTTTACCAGTTTCTCCTGGACCTTACGGAACTGATCTTGGTTCAGGTAGAACACGTTCTGTTGCTGAATGACGCCGCCCTGGTTGACCGCGTTCCTCGCGTTCGGAGCGTAGCCGTAGCGATGCATCACCTTGTCGAACGAGTCGACTATGAGCTCGGGATCCCCTGTCTTGTTTAGGGTCTCCTCCATGCGGTCCATAGCGAGATGCGCGAGCGCAGCCATCCGAGCCGGCACGTCCTGAGTGACCACAGCCTGGACCTCCTTCATCCGGCCGGCCATGTACGCCTTGAACATGTCCGAGTTGATGACCTGGCACAGCCACGACGGGCTGTACTCGAAGAAGGCGCTCATCTCGTGGAGGGTCGCCTGCGGCCGCTGCAGGATGTACTCCGCCAGCAGCTCGTGAACGGGCTTGAGACCGTTCTTCAGGATTCGGGTTTGCGCAGTTTCCATACCATGCCTCTATCCTGCACCGTACACTAACAGGCGGCGGGTGTCAAGGGGGACGCGGGGAAATTTCCGCCGGAAGGTTGGTCTGGATCTTAAACCCGAGATGGAGGCGCCCACTGGGGATTCATGTGCGGGTTAATCGTGCGTTAATATGCTCATTATCTTCCCAACTGATTATGCGGAGCGAGTGGGTTATCGATTCGGCAAGCCGACCGCGATTGGGGTGAGGTGGGGATAAGTAGTTGATTCTAAAGAGGAAATAGGTGTTGACAAGGAACCTAAATAAGAGCATCATATCTTTACCGTATCAATCAAGGTACGGATAACAGATGAGGTTTCAAATGGCAAAAGAAGCGAGAGTGTCGTTCGCAGGCGACGTCGGTCCCGAGCGCGTGATGACGGTCAAGTATCCCGCGATTGGGAAGGAATTGCAAGTCCCTGTCGGCCAGCTGTCGCAGTATCAGGACGTTGGCGACTACACGGCGGAATGCCTCGACCACGGGTGGAAGCAGCGATTCGGCGACTTCCGGGCGCTCGACAAGGATATGACGGACGCCGAGAAGGATCGCGCGGCTTACGAACGGGCAAGCGCGTACGTCGATCACCTGTCGGCCGGCGGCGACTGGAAGATGACGCCCGAGCGTGACAACACCGGCGAGGTGCTGGACGCAATGGCAAGGATGGGCCATAAGCGAGACATGCTGGAAAAGGCCCTCGCGTTCAAGCCGGAGCAGATCAAGACGTGGAGGGCGGACGCCAAGGTCAAGGCGATGATTGCCAAGATCCGGAGCGAGAAAGCCGCCAAGCTCGCCAAGGAGTCCGACAGCGAGATCGAGATCGAAGTCCCTGAGGAAACCGAGTAACCAAGGATGGGAGGGGAAACCCTCCCGGTCCCCTTTCCTTTTATCGTCCCCTCTCCCCATTGCGCTTGTGCGCCCGCACAGTGCGCTTGACAACTGACGGGTTTCGCGTGTACAGTTATACACGTAAACCTGTGAATCTGTGCGACTACACGAGCGTATGGTTTACCCGCCCTGAGGCACATGCCACACGCCTCGGAATGGTTTCGCCTTGGCCTCTTCTCCTTTGTTTTTTTCTTTTTTTTTTTATAGAGATACAAGAGGAGCCAAGTCGAGGAATAACCCCTTTGAACGCACAGTCGCACAGTTTCACAGTCGAACAGACCACAAGGAGACTGACAGATGGGACGCAAGGTGAATCCAAATAGCAAGCGAAGTAAGTTGTTGCGCTCGAGGGAGAATCCAGACAGGAGTACACCGCAGTGGATTATTGACACGCTGAAGACGTACGCCGAGGGAAAGATTCCGCCAGCGATAACTATGCCCACAGGTGGGACGGCCACCAACCAGCGGCAGAGGTTTTACACTGCAAGGCAAATCCTCTCGCTTGATCCAGGGCCGTTTCAACACATGGCTATGAACGCTATAGGCCTCATATTGCAGGTGCGATGCACAGCCTGTAACAAGGATCCACGCTGGTGTCCACACGGCAAGGAGGAGCCAGTAGCACCTGCGCAAATACAGTTTCTTGGGCTACCACCTGAGCTCATGCAAGGCACGCATACGCACGAGCAGGCGCAAACCGTGACCTTGCCCGAAGTCGACACTGAAGGGCTACCAACCAGCCAGTTCATCGAGAAGCAAGGCAAGCCCTCATATGACGCAGCGGAGGAGTGGGTAAAGCAATACATATCCCAGCCTGCGCCAGCAGACAAGGGTGCACCTGCCGCATGTGCTCACGAGGCAAACGAGTACGACGTATGCATACTGTGCGGGAAGCCTAAGGAGGAGTGGCAATGACCAGGGAAATGTACTACGCACTGATGTGCGCGCTACTCGGGCTCACGGCCAAGCGGCGCAAAGCGCAGATCGCAACAAGGTGCAGGTTTAACGGCTACACTGGCATATGCAGCAAGTGCGGGCGCCAAGCAAACCTGATCAAACACGAGGAGACACAGCCATGCCCAGGCAAACAATAGTCTACTATGTCGAGCGGGAAGGGGGCGTATTTCAAGACTGGCCAGCAGACAAGCCAGCGTATATCGAAGACTGGCGGCTAGATGCCAAGCGCAAGTCCGCGGCCAAGGGACAGCAGTGGATCTGGATTGAAGGCGTACAGTGTCATGCGATATTCTTGGCCGACGGTCGAGCCTGGGACATCATTAACGGCTTTCGCAACACGGGCGACTGGCGCAAGATCCACAGGGTCTATCCCAACGCGCCTCCAGATTGGCGCAAGTGCCGCATGCCAGAGCAGGAAAAGGAAAAGGCATCAGCTTACGACGAGGCATTCAACTCTGACCTCTGTCTCACTTGCGGGCGACCTGCGCTGGAGTGCCAATGCAAGCCGGGCAGCATGCCTGTAAGCACTCCAGTCCCTACTCTCCAACCAGGCGACGTGTTCATCGGCTGCCCCAAATGCCTCAAAGTCATGTGTAAGGAATCGGATTCCCTTTGGCATTGCTTCAACTGTGGAAACGTTGTATAGTTCACTTGACAAACTTGCCCAATTCGGGCACCATCATCGTCCGGGCTAATCCCGGCTTTATCAACCAACGGAGGTATCACATGCAACTCAAGGTTCTGTCCACAGCCATCGTCGCCGGCCTCATGCAGCAAGCCGAGGCGCAGCGCGCAACAGGTGGCAACGGCCAACGCCAGGGCGGCTCAGCGGCTGCCAAGGTCAAGTTCAGCAAGAAGGAATACGACCTGGATACGAAGGTCGTGAGCTTCATCTTCGAGCCCGGCACGCCCAACGAGGAGACCATCGAGCAGGACTTCAATCAGCTGCCAGCGGAAATCCAAGTCCAACTCGGCCTGCACGGCCTCAGCCAGAAGGGCGGCGACTCGTATGCCAGCGTCAAGGGCAACGTCACGCAGGCGAAGGCCAATCTCCGAGACATCCTCTCCCAGCTCGCTTCCGGCGAGTGGCGCGGCGCCGGAGACGAGGCGCGTCCTCGCCTGGCCGAGCTCGCCGAGGCCATTTCGAGGATCAAGGGCACCGATCTCGAGAAGACGAAACTCGCAGTCGAGAAGGCGACCGATGACCAGCGCAAGGGCTGGCGCTCCAACGCCGGCGTCAAGGCCATGATCGCGAAGATCCGCGCGGAGAAGGCTGCGAAAGCGGCCGAGACCGCAGGCGAGCAGGCGCTCGAGATCGAGGTGCCGGAACACGGCGAGGAGGAAAGCGCGCCGCAGTAGAGCAAGCAGGTCAACTCTAACGGAGGGCGTGCTGTGGGAACACGTATCCCTGTGAAGTTATTGACCTCCACGTAGCACAAGGGCCGCTAGTACAGGGCCCTTTGACAGGGGATTGCAGCCCGAGCCGGTGACTCGGGGCCAAGGTCAGGCCTCACCAACCTGGTGCTTGGATTAAAGGTGGATCCCAGCTCAAAGGGTCTTGGTCGCGAAATAGAGTGCTTGACAAACTGACCGAACCATGTGCACAATAATGGTGCGTTAACCCGCACCTTTATTCACCCTCACCTTGGAGATAACATGAGCAATTCCGCAACTCCACTCCCGCCCGCATCCCAGGCGTGCTGTGAGCGCATCCTGAGCACAGACGAGTTCACATGGCGCAAAGCCCTGATCGAGCTCGCCGTGCTGGAGGGCAAACTTCCACTGGAAAAGGTCACCGAGGCGAACATCTGCATGGCTCCGTGGCAAGGAAGGGGGATTCAATGACACAAGCGGAATACAACCAAATCCTAGCGCTCACGGATCGCTATACCGACGAGCAGTTGAGACGCGCAGCCGTGTTCTACAGCAACTCGCCTGATGGGCAGTGGGATGACGTGGCCTGCTTCTGCATCCAGATGGTTCTCGCGCGAAGGGAGCTCAATCGTGACTGACAAACCCACCGCTGACGCCGAATTGCTCGCGTTCATCGCTGAACTCGATCAGGCGTTCCCGGCCAAAGGCAAAAAGAAACCCACTGACATTGAGCTCGCTCAAGCAGCCAACAAGGCGTTCCACGCAGCCAATCCCAAAATACAGGGCGGGCTAGGTAAGTCGCCCGAGCGGCTCAATCCTGAGGACTCCAGTCAGTGGCGTCCTATCGCCAAGATCACGCACGTCGTCAGGCAAGGTTGCCGCTGCTGCAATGGCCACGTCGACTTCATAGGCGGCGAGTACATCAAATTCGTCAGCGTGATGCCATTCGGAGGCGAGGTACTCCGCCGCAGCGAGCATTGCGCAGACCTATTCCTGTTCCACTCGATCGAGCAACCCCTCGAGGACATCATCGAGTGGCACAGCCAAGACGTGGCCCGATGCCCAGGCTGCATCGCCGTCGAGCAACAGGCGGTCGAGATCTGGGAAGCGGCGCTGGAGCAGGAAAGGACGCAGTACAGGCAGGCGGTATTGGACGTCACGCTGCCGCTGCCGGACAAGGTCGCCAAGTCCACAGGCGAAATCACAATCGAGATCGAAGGAGAGGTCAAGTGAAACAAGTCATAATCGCTTTCCGTGACGACAGTGGAGTGCTCACCTCGCACCAAGTAGCGAGCGAGGGCGAAGCCGAGCGTCGCAACAAGCAGAACGAGGATCTCGGAGTCGAGGAGTACGGCTTCTGGCAGGTGCTTGCAGTGATCGACATGCCCTCGCTCGATGCGGCCAAGGCGTGGTTCTATTCGAGGAGACCATAATGGCCCAAGCGTTCATCGGCAACCAGCAAGACGTAGTCTACGGAGCTGGGCTCCTGCTCGGCAACAACATCGAGGTCAAGCTCATCCCTGTCGACGAGAGCAAGGCCATACTTTGGCTGAAAGAGGAACTCGACTCCGAAATGTTGGAAGAGTTCCAAGCCAACATGCAGAACGGCATGGGAGTAACACTCGAACCCCGCAGCGAGGGGCCATACTAATGGCCTGGACTCTCATCCCAGGCGTCAAGCAGGACCACAGGGGTAGGTTCTTCCAGATCGCCGTCAACTCTCGAGGCAGACAAGACCTCGTCTACGTACAACCCAGTCCGGACACCCCGCTCGCTCGCACGATTCCTGTGCGCGAACCGCCAGCGCCAAAGGAAAAGCCGCTCGTCACCACAGGCGTAGACACCAAGCGGCCGGTGATCCACAGGCCAGTTCGCAAGTGCGTGTGCGAGTTTCGCTACAAAACAGGCCAAAGCATCAACACGGTCAAGCGCGATATTTTCGCCAACTTCGAACACGCGCTAAGCAATCTGCACAACCAGTGTGATTTTCACGTCTTCTACCACGTTGAGGAGAAGGTGACATGATCGGCAAGCACTGTGGTCAGCGTCTAGCACGCATCAGCCCGCAGGGCGTGAGCAAGATTTGGTGGCGGTGTCTGATCTGCAACAGGTGGTTTACTCAGCGCACTCGACGAGCTAAGTCATGAAGCGCATCGCCTCTTCCTTCGCCACGGTCATCGGCCTGCAGATATCGGCCAAGTACGGCCGGCGCCACGGCTATCGTCGTTACAACGGCTACGTCAAGCTCAGCGATGAGCAGATAATCGAGGCACGGCGCCTACACGAGTCTCAAGGGTTCAGCGCGCGGCAACTGCTTTTTCGCTTCGATTTACCTGAAACCGAATCCAACCTCATATGGATGAGGAACGTACTCAATTACAGTCTTCGCAGCAGTCCCACTAACCCACGCGATCCCAGCGTGGAAACCAAGGAGAAGTAAATGTCCGCGAGTCAAGCATTTGCGCTGAAGAAGAAGGTCCTAGGCGATCACGCAGCGCAGAACCCCAACAACACTCTCCTGCTCATCGGAGACGCGATGTTCACGTCCTACGTGAAGGACGGCAAGCAGGTGCTTCGCTACCTGGACACCTGGACTGGCGTCGAGCAGGAGACGACGTTCGACAGCGAGGTGGAAATGTGCTGGTTCCTCGGCTCCTTTCTCATGAACGACGAGGGACCGGACGACGAGTTCATGAAGCGGTTCCCTGCGGAGTTCCAGGAGCCAGGAGCGCCTGCGTGAGCATCGAGTACTACCCCTCCCAGGTAGGGCCCAGCTTCTACAAGGTCACCAAGTTCCTTGACGCAGCTGAGCCCGACAACGTGTACTTTGTGACCATGGTCAGGCGCGGCGACAAGCGCTTCGACAAGGGTCACACTGACCCGCAGATGCACTGTGACTGCCCTAACAGACGCCGGGGTAAGCACATCAACGACAAGCATGGCGTCATGATCAGCAAATGGCTCCTTGCAAGCAAACCGCAAGGCTACTTCGACGAACATGGAGAGTGGCATGGAACAGGACACCTCGCAGAAAACCCCTTTGACACCGCCGAGGAGGCTGGTGATCCAGGGGCTGAAGTTGACGAAGCCGACGATCAACACGGGCAGGTATGACGTGAGCGACGAGGAGTTCGGCGTCAAGCTCAAGTCCGGCGTGTATCTGGTTACCAAGGCGCTGCTCGAGGCCTTCGGAGACATGCCGCGAAGGATCAGGATCACGGTCGAGGAGGAGATGTGATGCCAGACAAGATCGAAATGACACCTGAAGAGATCTGGCAGTGGATAGTTCTCGGCCTAGAGAAAGGCAACTACGAAGCTGCCAGACGGTTGTTCGAAGACCTGGTTACCGAATACCAGAACCGCAATCGCGCGACTGGCAAACACGACTAAGGAGCTCGAGACATGAAGGAAGAGCACCTCGGCGATTACCTTTACGTGTCGGTCAACACTGAAGGTAACATTGTCCTTACGGACAAAGAAGTAGACGACCGTGACAACGAGCACGTTCTGGCTCAGATCGTTCTCACACCTGAACATTATGCAGGCCTTATGGACTACATAACTCGAGCCATGATCGAGCTTTTACCTCAAAGGAGCAAGCGGTGAACAAGGCTGTCATTGGACTGGTGATCTTCGTCTCCTTCCTCGCCGGTTACCTGATCGGCGCCGTCAGCATGCTGCTCCTTCCCGAGCCGGACATACTCGACTGCATTACCGAGGCCGAGTGCGCGATGGATCAGGCCGTCGGCATGGCCAAGCTGCAGCGCCCAGCAAGGATCGCGCTATGAAAGGCATCATCACCAAGGAGATAGCCAACGATCTGGTCGACACGTCGAATAAGGTAATCGATCAGCATGTCGAACACCTCCCCTCATTCATGAAGTCACGGGCCATTCAGGAGGTCAACCGCCTCGCAGTGGAGTTCGACATTGACCTGGACTTGGCGCGCGCCTTGCACGTCATTGGCACTAACACCGTCGCTAGGATGCTCATCGACTGTGTTCACATGCGAGACGACGTCGCCGAGAAAGCGATGTTGGTTCACCTGCGTATGGCAATAGTGTGCGCGGACTCCCTCGCTCGCTTTGCAGGAGTCTCTAACGCTCGCTTGCGGACCATCGTCAAGGAGAGCATCCGTTACGGAGCGGAGATGTACGTCCGAGGTGAGGGATGAGCGAAGAGCGGGCCAAGCGCATGCAGGAGCGGTTTGACGCGCTCAAACGTGCAGTGGAGATGACACACGGCAAGGACATTGCGTTCGCCGCTGGCGCCTGTGCCTGGCTCATGGCGATCGAGCGCAGCGTGTGCGACAGTATGGAGATACTCGGAGACAACTCCGACCAGTACGCCCCCAACAGGCACCACCGGCTGGACGAATTCAAGCAGGAAGTTCGCCAAGAGCTGCAAGGCTTTCACCAGGCCCTTTGTGTTCACCTTGGCGTCCCGCACGAGGCGGCACTCAAAACCAGCCACCATTTCGACCAATTCCTGCGAGACATGTTCGGAGGGAAAGGATAATGCGCTGGCATGTCAACACCACAGCAGTACTCACAGGTGCGCTCGAGTGGCGCCTGTTCGTCGACCGCCTAGTAATCACTAACCAGCGCAACTCGGTAGAGGTACTAGCGTACCAGGGTCTGAATCTCATCGCCTCTCTCGAGAGCAACAGACCGCTAAACCCTGGCGAAAGCCTTACGCTGTCGGACCTTCAACTCCTCATTCAAGCAAAGGTCAGTACATGAAACTCCAGGACATTCGCGTCCGAGGCGGACAACATCACGACTTCGACCGCGCGCTCGACGCTCACGCCCTGTACCTCGGCTGCCAGCTACACCTCAAGCGTGAGCCGAACAACCCGTACGACCCTAACGCCATAGCGGCCTACGTCCGCCTCGACACTAACGGCCGAGAGGACTGGAAAATCGGCTACGTGGCCGCACAGATAGCCGCGCGCTTCGCCTGGCGCATGGACAACGGAGCGGTCGTGCACAACTGCATGGTCACCAGGTTAGACAAGAAAGGGCTGAACGCAAGCCTGGACTTGCGGGGAGGGTGGAGGAACCACGCGACGGAGGAGCAAGAGAACAAAGCTCAGATCGACAAGCTCGACGATGACATTCCTTTCTAAACTGTTCAGTCGCAAGGCGCGCCAGCAGTCGCGCTACGAACAGGGCTACACGTGGGCGAAAGACGAGCTCCACAAAGGCAACTACGACTACGTCGAGGCGTGCGGCTACGACCCCTATCATCAGGACGCCTTTAACGAAGGCATCAAGCAAGCCCTTAGGGACTGGAATCTTCAGTGAACCACTGCAAGTGCAGCGCCTATCCATATCCTCACCGCGCAGGAGGCGGTAAATGCAAAGCCAAACCAATGACCACCCTGCAGTACAGGCAGTCGCGGAAGCGTCCGCGTACTGGATTCCGCAAGAGAAACTCGGGGTCCTCGAAGGGGAAGCCTTAGACCTCTGCTTCCGCATCGGCCAGACGAAGCGCGAACTCCAGGGCCGTTTCCGCAACCTGGGGCGCGCGCTCAAGCTTCTCAAGATGGTCCCAGCAAAGGAAACCATCCTCAAGATGGGCCTCGGCTGTGACAGCAACGGCAGGCGTGGGCTGTACATCTCCTGCGTCGCCGCAGTGAAGGTGATCGAGCAGGCGCCCGAACCGCAAACGCTGCCGTCAGTGGGGAGGGGAATATGAGCCAGTGGGCATACGTCAAGGACGAGAACGGCGACCTGGTTAACTTGCACAAGATGGAAGCCATACAGCTGTCGCAACCCGATCCTGACTCCGAAGTCAGAACGGTAATGGCAGTACCTCCTGGCAACGGCGAAGAGGGATACGTCCTCTTTCGGGGCGAGGAGGAGATGTGCACGAAGTACCTCGAGAACCTGTTTGTCGCCATTGCGCTGGATATCTAATGGCCAAGCCCGGACGCAAGCCACTCGCGGTGCCTCGCCAGCTGTACCGCTTCTACTGCCGTACGGATCTCATCGCCGAGCTCGAGCTCCTTCTCGAGGACCCTGTGCGCGGCGGCGCCAGGTATGGCGCACGTACTGAGTACCTCGAGGCGCTGATCGAGAAGGACCTACGCGAGCGAAGAGTCCGCTTGACAACTGAACCCCGCGCGCGTACCATGAACGACGTTGCTTCAGACATTTCGCCGGTTAAGGAGCCGGCACCAGATGGAACAGATTCAAGCACTTGAAGCTCCACAAGAGCAACAAGAGCCGCAGCAGCCTCCTCTTACCCCTGAGGAGCGCCATGACTTGCGGAATCGAGTCAACGCGGGCTACAAGATGTCCGTGGAAGAGGCTCGGCGTGTGTACGAAACCTTGCGGACCGGCCAAGGTGCCGTGGTCATCACAGGGGAAAGCACGAAGTCCAAGCGCAAGCCGAAGAAGGAAGCCTATGCTGACGCGGCGCTGGACGCGGACCTCAAAGACCTCGGGTTAGACGTTTAACCTCTAACTGAAAGGAGAACCTCCGAATCGGTACGGGGACTGACCGACATACAGTCCCCAAAGAGAGGGGCCTTGGAGAGTTTGCTGTTAGGCATACCAGTAAGTCCTATCAGCCTCATCAGCACCAGGGCCCCTGTCTTTCAAGTGCGGCGGCACCACTCACGCAAAGGAGCAGGAATGCATTTCAAGCTGGTAGTAGAACCTCATTCCAAGTCGATCTACTTGGAGCCCGAAAACCCTGGGGAAGAGCAGCTCCTCACGGCCCTGTTAGGAGGCTGGAACTCAAACTACGACGAGTACCAGTATGACAGCGAACCGAAGAGAACACGCGAGGCACGAGTAATACCAACCTGGTCTCAAGATAGCCAGTCGTCCTACAAGCGCTGCCTGATTATCAAGGTAACGCTGTAATGCCGGTTGACCTCCGCACCAAGCCTCCCTTCCCCGATCAGGTCGACAACACCGCCCGAGGGGATTTCGTCGCCTGCCCTACGAAGTGGATGTACGGGTTCCTGTTCAGCATCACAGGCATGGCCCCGAACGTCCACTTGCACGCGGGCGGCGCCTTTGCCAAGGGCCTCGAGGTAGCTCGCCTGTCCTTCTACCGAGACGGCAAGTCGATCGGCGAGGCGAAACGCGACGGTCTGGAAGCCATTATGGTCTCCTATGGCAACTTCGTCCCTGCGCCTACCAAGACCGGAGACAAGTCTCTCGAGAACGTAATCAGGGCGTTCGATTCCTACCTCCAACTCTACCCCCTAGACCGCGACCGCATCAAGCCGTTCAAGACTCAAGACGGCAAGTACATGATCGAGTTCACGTTCTCGATTCCCACTGAGGTAAAGAACCCCAGTACTGGCAACCCGATCCTGTACTCCGGCCGCTGCGATATGATTGGAGAGATGAATGGCAACCTCTGGGTCACGGACGAGAAAACGACGGGCAGTCTCGGCGAGAGCTGGGCAGACCAGTGGAAGCTCGAAAGTCAGTTCACTGGATATTGCGCAGCTGCGCGGACGTATGGCTTTCCTGTCGCCGGCGCGCTCGTTCGAGGAGTGGGCTTACTCAAGACCAAGATCACCCACGCCGAAGTCATCCTCTCGCGGCACTCGTGGGAGATAGATCGGTGGTGGAGGCAGCTGCATAAGGACCTCCGGCGGATGGTTCAGCAGTATGAGGAATTCGACTTTGACCTCGCCATAGCGAAAGGCGCCTGCTCGTCGTACGGCGGCTGCGGGTTCACTACCCTCTGCGAGTCGCCCGAGCCTGCCCGTTGGCTCAACCAGTATCGCATTCGGGTTTGGGACCCGCTTGCCAAGGATCGCGGTGAGCACCTCTCGACTCACCCCGGAGCCGCATACAACATGGACTCTGACAACCTCGAGATCAATATAAAGGACCTCATGTAATGTTCCAGAAATTTGTCACCCGCCCTGCCACCATCGAGGCCGTGCGCCTCTCTCGCGAAAACTCCGAGGCGGTCAAGAAGCTCATCGGCCGGCAGGCCTACGACGACAGCCGCGAGGGCTTCGACCCCTACAACATCATGCTCAGGAACAAGCACGGCAACGTCCTGGCGTCGATCGGCGACTGGATCATCAAAGAGCGCGACGGGTCCGGCTACTACCCGTGCACGGACGCTGACTTCACCGCCAAGTACGACCTGCCCAGCGACAAGCCAGCGCAGGTCCAGGCCAAGGCGCCAGGGAAGTAGTCAGTGGCCAAGTCTCGCAAGCCCGACTACCGCATCTGGGTTACGTCCCCAGACAGCAAGATTCGTGGCACTATCGGCGGTGCATGGCTGAACGAAGACGGTAGCCTCAACCTCAAGCTCGATCCATGCGTCGTGCTTGGGCTAATACCTGGCATGACCATCAAGTTGTTCCCTTCCGACAGCGCCCCACCGGAGCGAGAGCCAGCTGGTCAGCCGGAGCGAGAGCACTCTGACGACGACATTCCTTTCTGAAAGGTCCCCCTTGCCCGCACCCCTACCTGTAATCAACGGCCGCAAGTTCGGCCGACTTCCCCAGTTCGACCAACGCAGCCGCGCCTTCCCCATCCGAGCGCTCGTTCCTGAAAAGCCCCGGAGCTACACTTGGAAGGTTGGCGTCTACCTCGACCAAGGCCAGGAGGGCGCATGCGTCGGCTTTGGCTGGGCGCACGAGCTCGTGGCCAGACCAGTGGTAGTGCCAAACGTCACTGAAGCGCTCGCCAGGGACATCTACCACAAGGCCCAAATCCTCGACGAGTACACGGACACGCCGCCTGAAGAAGGCACCAGCGTCATTGCCGGCGCCCAGGTGGTCCACGGCTGGGGCTTCGTGCCGGAGTATCGCTGGGCGTTCGGGCTCCAGGATCTCATCCTCGCAGTCGGCCACCACGGACCAGCTGTAGCTGGTGTCAACTGGTACGACGGCATGTTCGACACGGACTCGGCTGGGTTCATACACGTCACTGGCCAGGTTGCAGGCGGCCACTGCGTCTGCATTCCGGGAGTCAACGTGGGCAAGAAGTACTTCCGCGGGCACAACAACTGGGGCAAATCCTGGGGTGTCGGCGGAGACTTCTTCATCAGCTTCGACGACATGGAGCGGTTGCTTCACGAACAGGGCGAAGCGTGCATACCTGTCAGACGGAGTGAGGTGGGAATACTTGCCTGACTCTGCACGCTGCATACTTGGAGCGAAGGTTGACTCGCTCCTCGACGTGAGGCTGCCCTGTTTCGCCTCATTCAAGTTGGACGGCATCCGAGCTCGGTGGTGGCATCTCGAGTTCATGAGCCGGACGTTCAAGACCATAGCGAACCGCAACCTGCGAGCTCTAGCCGCAGAGCATCTCGCGGGCTGCACTGGTTGGGACGGTGAGATCATTGTCGGCGACCCTACTGATCCCATGTGCTTTCGCAAAACCGAGTCGTTTGTTAACTCTCGCTCCAAACCCATTCCACCTGAAGGAGTACGCTTCTTTGTTTTCGACCATTCGCTCGCGCCTGGCGGCTTTGCGGACCGCATTCAGCAACTGGGGGACAGGTCTCCTTTCTGTGTCGTTCTCAATCAAGTGCTCCTCACCGAGTTCGAAGAGCTCGTCACGTTCGAGGAGTATGCCGTCAACCGACGCTATGAGGGCATCATTACTCGGTCCCCTACCGGCCGGTACAAAAACGGACGCTCGACTCTCCGAGAACAGCTTCTCCTTAAAGTCAAGCGGGTCGAGCATCACGAGGCTCGAATTGTCGACTTTGAAGAGCTACAGCGAAACTTTAATGAACCTACAAGCGACGAGCGAGGGTATACCAAACGAAGTTCTGCACAAGGTGGCAAAGTTCCTGGTGGAACACTGGGGGCAATCGTCGGCCTATGGGAAGATCGAAAAGTCCGAGTTGGTTCTGGATTCACACAGGCTGAACGTGACGAGATCTGGAGTCGACGGGAACAGTATCTTGGTGGCGCTGTACGCTTTAAGAGGCTAGCCGCCACAGGCGGGTACGACCTCCCTCGGAGCGCGATCTATGAGGGGATTAGGCTGCCCGGCACATGAGCACATTAACCGCCGATTAACCGGCACATCAAAGGAGCACTGAATGAAAGTCTTAGTGTTGTACGTCGAAGACGGAAGGTCCGAAGTCAGAGACGAAGCGGGCCTGGATGACGAGATCCTGGAAGGCATCGACCAAGGAATCATCGACGTCATCAAGGCAGAGGTGACAGTCCAGTCGGCTGGTCAAGAGTTCCTTCCAGTCGTCTCGAACTATCTCCGCGCTACGGTCGACAACGAGGCGACCATACCCGGAAAAGCACCGAGCCTCAAACTTGCCGGATGGGTTGCGCTGTGAAAAGGCTAATCCCGCTTCTCCTCCTAGGGTCCTGTGCGTGGGACCAGCCAATTCCAGCGCAGCCCGTCGGCATCAACTCTCGGCCGGACCCGGCAGCGCAGGTTGTCATGCAGTGCGATGCCATGCGCCTGCAGTCCTTCGAGGCGCATCGCCTCTGCGTCCTTCGCGGGATCGACCGCCTGGCCATCTACCCGCAGTCTGCCGGCATCAGCCACGTGCCACTCCTCGCTGATCCGTACCCGCCCTTGGCTCCGGGCGGCAGCGCAAATCCCTATCACTACCATTTCTATAGGGCTCCCTGATGGCAGTCGAATCTCTACCCAAGCACTTCCCCATCCCGCCTGCCGGCGCCTCGCCTACCTCGGCTGCCCAGAAGGTTTGGGTTCGAGGCCCAAAGGTCCTCCTCATGGGCATGGAAGGTCACGGGAAAACCGACAGCATCCGCACCATCATCGAGGCTGGCCTCAAGTGCTTCGTCGTGTTCGTCGAGCCGGGCATGGAGGTCCTGGTGGACACACGCAGGGGTCGGCCGGTGTACACCTGTGCGCAGGGATTACACTGGAAGTACATCCCAGTCGCGATGCCCACCTGGCAGGACTTGCGGGAGATGGCCAAGTACCTCAACACCCTGTCCTACGAGGGCGTAGCTAACGTGGCGCCGCAGCATCGCGAGCGCTTCCAGGCGCACATGGAACTCGTCTCTACCATGGGCGACCTCAAGTGCGACAGGTGCAACGAGCGCTTCGGGCCGGCCGATCACCTGGAGCCGTATGACCAGTGGGCCGTGGTCAACGACTCACTTACATCCATCAGCAAAGCCTTCCTCCTCGGACACATCGGCACTAAGCCGGCAGTCCACAGGGGCGAGTACGGTAACGCTATGTACCAAATCGGCAACTACATCGATATGTTCTGCGGGATGATCCCCAGCATGGCGGTCATGATGGCTCACATCGACCGCGAGCCGAACGAAGTCTCCGGCGGCTTCGAGAACATGGTCGCTACGCTCGGGCAAAAGCTGGCGCCCAAGATACCACGGCCATTCAGCGACGTCGTCCTAGCCAAGCGCGTCGGCGACCAATTCACCTGGTCAACCATAGAGGAGAGCTACCGCACCAAGACACGAAACCTTCCCTTTAGCAGGGTCATCCTGCCAACGTTCGCGCCTATGATCCGAGAGTGGCACCGCATGATAGAGGCGGAGAAAGCCGCCCAGGGCGCGAATTCCCAGCTACAGGACGCGGCCAAGCCGCCACCCGTAGGCAAGTAGTACCTTTCTCTTAACTTTACTTTAAGGAAATTTTACATGGCTGGAGCTCCCAGTGGTTTCAACGTAGAAGCGTTTGCATCCGGTTCCTTCGAAGGTGAAGGCGATACCAGACGTTTGCAGCTCCCGGAAAAGGACTATCGGGCGGTCGTCGAGGGCCCGTTCATGGACGAGAAGGCGACTCGCCTGTTCACGTCCGACAAGGGTGCAGTCGCGCTCATCGTCGTCTGGCGGCTGGACGACCCCGAGATCCAGGCTCAGTTCAAGCTCGAGAAGATGCCTACCAAGCGGCAGACGGTCTGGCTCGACCTGACGCCGAACGGTGGCCTGGACATGGGCGAGTACAAGAACAGCGAGCTCAACAAGCTCCGCGAGGTGTTCGATCTCAACAGGCCGGGCATCGAGTGGAAGTTCTCGGACTTCATCGGCAAGAGCGCGATGGTCAAGCTGAAGAACTCGCGCAACCCGGATGATCCGCAGAACCCGTACCAGAACATCGCTGCGGTAACTCGCGGCTAAACGGCCTCGGCAAGGAGCGGGTTGCCCGATCAAGCAGTAAATTCACGGCTTACTAGGGAATGTAAAAGCACCGTGATTTATCCTGCTCCTTGCCGGTTTTCCTATGCTAATCTATCTCGCCTCGCCGTATTCTCACCCTAACTACGACGTTAGGGAAGTACGTTGCAAGCAAGTTCAACGTGTCTGCGCTGAACTCGCCAGGCGCAGCATTCATGTTATAGCGCCAATAGCCCACTGGGCACCTATCGCTCAGGATCACAACCTTCCCTACGAATACGAATTCTGGCAAGAGCTCGACAGGAAGATGATCCGCGCCTGCGATGAGCTATGGGTGCTGACGCTCGATGGCTGGCAAGATTCCAGAGGCATCACCTACGAGCTTCGCATCGCGCGTGAGTTCGACAAGCCAGTCAAGCTCATGGACCCAGTCTCACTTTTCTTGGAGCCTGTACGCCAGTGATCTTCGTCCACCACGAGGACGTCATCGTCCCGCCTGACCGTTTCCGCAAGGAGTTCAATGAAAACAAGCTCAAGGAGCTCAAGGACTCCATCGCTCGCACAGGCCTCATCCACCCGCTGGCCCTTGAGCGTGAGCCTGATGGCGACCGCTGGATACTCCGGGCTGGAGAGAGGCGTCTCCGTGCTATGCGAGCTCTTATTGCCGAAAGTATTCCGTTCGCTTGTGGCCTGGAAGACGCACCTCGAGGCTGCGTGCCGGGTCTGGAATGGGACAAGCTCAGCCCCCTCGAGAGACTGGAAATTGAAGTCAGTGAGAACGTCGATCGTACTGACTTCACCTGGCAAGAACGTATCGCTGCGATTGAGGCTCGACGAAAACTTAGGGAGGCCAAGGGCGAACCAGCTAACGCGAAGGCAGTTGCCAGTGCGATGCTTGGCCGGCCGGCTCAGGGGAGCGAGATTACAGAGGTATCCAATGCTGCCATCATTGCCAAGCATATGCACCTCCCTCACGTGGCCGGAGCAAAGAATGAAAAAGAAGCCCTCAAGGTCATCCAGAAAGATGCTCAGGCTGTCCATCAGGCAAAGCTGGCCGAGAAATTCGACCTGACCAAAACCAGCCACAAGCTGATCAAAGGAGACTCGCTTGCGATACTGCCAACGTTGCCGGCAGGAAGTTTCGACGTTGTGCTTACCGACCCACCTTACGGAATTGACGCTGACGACTTTGGTCCGCAGGCAACCACTCCCCACGAGTATCGGGATTCCCGCAAGCGATGGGAGCAGATCATGTCTGTTTTCCCTGACGAGAGTTTCCGAGTCGCAAAGCAGCGGGCCCACGCTTACGTATTCTGTGACCCTCGGATGTTTCCTAGGCTGGAAACACTCATGTGTCTTGCCGGGTGGAAAGTGTTCTCCACTCCTCTCATTTGGGTCAAAGGGGACGGCATGCTACCTTGGCCGAAACACGGCCCTCGACGAGTTTACGAGTGCGTGCTGTATGCCTGGAAAGGAGACCGCGAGACCCTGGTGGTCAAGAGCGATGCGATCACTCGCATACCTCCGGTCAGTAACAAACTTCACGCGGCTCAAAAGCCTGTTGCGCTCTACTGTGACCTCCTCAGTCGGTCTGCTAATCCTGGAGATAGTGTTCTGGACTGCTTTGGTGGCACTGGGCCTATCCTTGTTGCTGCGAACAGGATGAGGCTGACCGCCACATACATCGAGGAACAGGACGCCCCTTTCAACATCGCGGTCACTCGCGTAAACCAGAAGGAAATCGACGATGGAGCCAAGGAGGACGATGGTATAGCCATCGATCTTGAAGGATGAAAACAACTCCAACTTACAGTGTCT